AAGGGTGTTAAAGCTTGATCATTTGACGTAGTATCCATGAGACGATTTTCAAACACCACACATGTGTATACCACAACTTTTCCATCTTGACTTGTAGCCAAACTAGAACCTGCAACTATAACATTTCCATCACTCGACATGGATACAACTCTCCCCATTTTATCACCCGCCCCTCCCCCAATATTCGAAAATACTTGATTCCAAGTTCCATCGGTTTCTTCGTACACTTTCACAACACCTCTATCATCACTCTCATACTTTGGGCCACCGGCCATAACACGTTTACCGTTAGATGATAATGATACACTAAACCCAAATTCATCACCAGAACCTTCACCGTCTAAATCAATTCCAATTTTATTCCAAGTACCACCCGAATATTCGTAAATACGGACATGTCCTCGATTGCTAGCATGTACATATGCTCCTACGGCGACGCGATTTCCATTTGAAGAGATTGAAACTGCATGTCCGAATCTATCACCATTACTTTCTCCCGAAATTTGACCCAAGGATGACCACGAACCTTCAGATTCTGTATAAATTTTTACATAACCATTACCATTCTGGTATTGATCAGCACCTACAGCTAATCGTGTACCATCAGAATTCAGAGAAACAGACGAACCAAAATATTCATTGGTACTCGCACCTGCTAACTGAACTAATAATGTTTGAGAATCTATATCATAAACACGAGCATATCCAGTGTTTGTAGTATCACTTAACGCACCAGACGCAACACGTTTACCATCCGATGATATAGAAATTGTTTTCCCGAATTGATCACCTGAAACTCCACTCGCTTCAAATATTTTGTTCCAAGACGCGTTCGAGTATTCATAAACCTTTATCGTTTCGGTACCATAAGCTGCACCCACGGCTACTCGCATACCATCCGAAGATATAGAGATAGATTGTCCAAACCTCTCGTTAGTTGCACCAGGAATAGATGGTCCTACTTGCGTCCATTGACCCCCCACATTATCGTACACGCGTACTTCACCATCATCGCTACTATGGTTCATAGCTCCTACAGCTATACGTTTTCCATCCGAACTCATAGCAACCGACGATCCAAATGATTCACCTCCTGAACCATTTATATCGGTTCCCACTTGGTACCATTCTACTTGATACGGATTTTCAGAATATTCTTCTTTTGCCATAAAAAACATCTCTTTGACTGGATTTTTAAATTTTAAAAGTGCGGATTTTTTTGATTCGTTTGGTTTATATAGCAATTTAGATACTTGTAATTGTGTGATTAAATATTCTATGGGTCTTGTGAGTAAAAAGTTTCGCTCATCCTCAGAAACAAAATAAAAATCTGTTATGATGGAAGCATTTTTTATACTTCCATTTGTAGTTCGTTTTCTTACATTTATAGAATTTGATGATGTGTAGTTAAAAGATATATCGTCGTCGACATCCCTGAATTTTATATCTATTTCTACGAGTTGTTTAGTTATAGCACACACAGGTATAGCTAAACTTGGGTTCCTGAAGAAATAAAATGGAAGATGCACATATAATTCTGTAGTTGGATTAGATAACCTGTTATGACTAGTTAGGTAATATAAAGTTGTTCCAGTTTCATCTGTGTTGTTATTCAATTGATTATACATGTATATAAAATCCCCGGTTATACGTTCTATTGTTTGTCCTCCTATCTTCAAATCGGCGTACTGAATAACATGAGTACCTATAGACGTATTGTATAGATTAGAAGTCCCTGAAAGAGTGTCTATTTCTATTTTAAGTATAGTACTTCTAACCAAATCTCCCACGTTGCTGGGTACACGACATTTTAATAAGCTTCCTAATTGTATATCACCCGAAAGGGGTAATTCTACTGCCTCAGTAGAGAATTGGCTATGTCTTTTAAATATAGACGTAAAATACGAAATCTCAGGAGCACCTGTGAGCCACTGGTCCTGGGTTCCTGTTATGGCGATTTGAAGTTTACCTGCCATTCTTACTAGATGTGAGTAAAATTTTATGAAATAAAACGGGGCGGTATTATAGATGGATCTACGATTACGTAAATTTAATCCAGCCACCATGGCGGATGATAAAGTATGTGTTTTTGTTGGTAAGCGTAATACTGGTAAATCTACACTCGTCACTGACATTTTATGGCACAAGAAACATTTACCAGCTGGAATAGTTTTGTCTGCGACTGAAGAAGGTAATCACTATTATCAACAATATGTTCCAGATCTTTTCATTTACGGAGATTATGATAGGGATGCCATAGAACGTGTTATGGAAAGACAGAGGAAACTCGTAGGAGCGGGTAAACCAAATTGTGGTGCATTCTTATTATTGGACGATTGTATGTATGATAACAAATTCATGCGCGATACATGTATCAGGCAGTGTTTTATGAACGGGCGTCACTGGAAAATCTTCTTCATGTTGACGATGCAGTATTGTATGGACCTTCCACCAGCACTTCGCGCTAATGTGGATTATGTGTTTATTCTCAGGGAGAACATCATTCAGAATAGAGAGAAGCTTTACAAATCCTTTTTTGGTATTTTTCCAAATTTTGATATGTTTAATAAGGTCATGGATGCGTGTACCGAAAATTATGAATGTATTGTTTTGGATAACACGAGTAAAAGTAACAAGATAGAAGATTGTGTATTTTGGTATAAAGCAAAATTACGAAAAAATTTTAAGGTTGGGGCTCCAGAATATTGGAATACACATAAAAAGATGTTCAATCCGAAAGGTGGAAGCGCAGCCAATAGTCTTAAACAGGCAAAAAAGAGTACTCCCATTAAAATTACTAAAACTAGGTGAGCGCGAAAAATTATTTATTAGAAAACATTGTTCACTATTAAATGTCAGTTAATATTCCTACGTTAAATTTATCTGATCCCACCGACGGGATGGTTCCTATAAATAACAGTACTACATTTGTGGAAAATTCGCCTGAAAAAAATATACTACAAAGTAAAGAAACCATGGATTCTACACCGATCGCCGACATTATGGGACAGCCCCAGGATAGTTTAGATGCGCCTATGATGGCTATGGACCCTCGTGTGGTTCAGCAGCAGATGATGGCTCAACCCCCTTCTATGGTTTCCCAAACCGCTGGCAACGAGGGTTCGGATTCTAAGAAAAGGAACCCCTTAGATCTCACCGATGATCAGATGCAGGCTCTCATCGTCGCGGCCTGCTGCTCTGCCGCCGTGAGTAAACCTGTCCAGGATAAACTCGCAACCACCATTCCTCAATTTGTAAACGCACAGGGTAACCGAAGCTTTGTAGGGTTAGCCTCTACGGGGCTTGTCGCTGCTATACTTTTCTATTTCGCGCGACGTTATTTTTAAAATCGAAGTACATCCCCACTCTGAGATATGTACGCAACCCCAGCACCAACTACCATAGCACCCGTTACTATCAACGTTGCTACGGCAGTATCCTTAGGATCTTTACCATACTCTTTCAGGTACTTCTTTAATTTAGCCCACCTAAAACCTTCAGTCAACAGAATCATAAACAGTACAGAGAAGGCTGAAACCATGAACACGGTTCCAGTTTTAGCACTCAAGAAAATGCTGTGATTACCGAGCCACCATATCAACATTGGTAGGATAACGGTTAACATGGACATGTTAGCCCAGTATTTCCATTCTAAACGCATGAGAGGTATGCTGAACAGTAAAAGCATCCATATAAGAATGGACATCGTAAACCTGGCTAGTGGTACCGTCACAGCACCATCAATAACACTTGACATTTATAAGTATATGATATTATTTATCGATGACGTGCGATCCGCAAAATTCTTTCTGTTCTGATATTTTTGTGTACACCCCTATCTGAACAGCAATATTGGTCAATTTCGCAAATTTGTTCCAAAATTCTTCGCTATGCGAATATTCTTCTACTACACAATGTACGAGTTCGTGTAAGAGTACGTGAAACATATCGTTAACAGTTCCATCAAGACATAATCCTATCTCAGACCCTTTGTTGGTATTGTATCCTGGTGTTTTATTCCGTTTATGTTTAATGACGAGTGGTTTTGGTTGATAAATTTTCTTAAAGTCTTCTTCGTGTGTATTTATTAAATGTTCCCTGAGCTTTTTATACTTCGCTTTAACTTCTACAACCCTCTCGTCTTCGTGTATGTTTTTAACTATAAGAGCGCTGATCACCAGTAGTAATACCACGGCCAGCATTTTTATATACCAATATAAATTTACTGTACAATTCTGATATCGGGTGTCCCTTTAAACCCTCCCATAAATCTAATGTAAACCCTTCATTTTCTAGATGTGAAACTAATATATCCTTATGTGCTAAGGGTTCAGATTTAGGTCCATCTGCGTAATAAGGTGTATCGGCTAAATGTACAAAAAGTTTTTCACCGAAAGCACCATTACTAGTTTCTTGCATTTTG